ACCGCTCATAAAAAGGAGGTTTTATCATGCGAAGAAAATTTATTGCGGCGGTCACATCGGGGGTTCTGGCCCTGACGGTCATGGCAGCTCTGCCCACCCATGCGGAGGCGGTGAGCATCTGGCTTGACCTTACCCCGGGGACGGAAAGCGTCGAGACGTTCCAGTACAAGGACTATGCAGACCGCTATTCGGACGCCTACAAGCTCTATGGCTACGATGCTGAGGCGCTGTTCAACCACTATGAGACGGTCGGCAAGGCCGAGAATCGGGTAGGACGCTTCAAGAAGACGCCGGAAGAAGATGACCGGCATCCCTATGTGTGGGACGCCGATGAGCCGCTGGACCCGCTGCCGCCTTTGGACTTTCACGCGCAGCCGGACTGGTTCGATGCCCGTACCCTCCCGGAGAACCTGTCCAACGTCCGTATCATAAAAGAATATGAGCAGCTGGAAGCCTTTATAGAGAAAGACGAGTGGATCGGAGACCCCGTTCTGGTGCGGAAGGAAGAGCTCCTGACGGAGATGAGCAGCCGCGCCCGGAACTATAGAGGCCGGCGCGGCGGAGCTGACTATCTCCGCGCCATCAGTCAGGACATCGACGTGCTGCTTGATTTCATGGGATAAGGATGCTATAAGATGAAAAGGGAAGAGCCTCACTGCAAAGCGGTGAGGCTCTTCCCTTTGGTGAAGCACAGAGGGTCCGTCTGGCTCACGTGTGGTGGAGGCGATGGGAGTCGAACTAATTCCCGCCGTTTCATCGTGAAAAATCACGGATTTTTGGCTCAAAAATATGGCGTTGCTATGGCTTGAAATTCGGCCTATGGAAATGTGATTCAGCCCCTAAAATCTGAAAGTGTGGTAAAAAATGTGGTATTTTCAGCCTTGCAGCAGCTTCAAAAATACCGCGTTGACGGCCTGCGCTGTGGCTATGTCCTCGCCTGTCAGAGCGTGGCTGTAAACGCCGAAAGTGTCCATGTCCTCAGAGTGGCCGACCAGCTCTTTCACCTCACCGGCAGGCAGGGTTTTCACCACGGAAACAAAGGTGTGCCGCAGCTCATACAGGCTGACCGGCTGCAAGTCGTTGGCAGTGCAGTACACTTTCCAGCGCTTATAATACCGGCGTTCCGTCTCTAAGCAGAACACGCTTTCACAATGGCCGGTGATAGCCCTCTGAGCCTCTAGGACAGCTTTAGCCACGTCGGACAGGACGAATGACCGCACGGCGTTTTCGTTCTTTCCACGAGTCTCTATGCCCTTCACGTTGATAGCCCGGGAAAGGTTGACTGTGCTGTCCTTTATGTCTGCCCAGCGCAGCCCCAGCAGCTCACCCGGGCGCAAGCCGGTCAAGACCTCAAAGCGGTAGGCGTTGATAAAGTCGTCATGCACCCGCTTGCCCCTGTAAAGCGTTGTGTCGATGCTGAACAGCTTTACAAGGTCATCGGGCTGCAAGACCTTCTTGCCCTTCAGGCGCGCGCCTGCCGGTATCTGTACATCCTCTGGGAGGTAGGTGGAGAGCTTGGCTTTGCGGCAGAATTTGCAAAAGGCGCGCAAGTCACCGGCTAGGAGCTGCAAGGTTTTGCGGCTCTTGCCTGCCGCGTGGGCCTTGTTTATGATGGTCTGTAAGTCGGCATCGGTAAGGGCATTGACTCGCTTTTTCCCGATGATCGGCAGCACCCAGATACGCCAGCGGCTTTCTATCGGCTCCCAGTTGCCCGCGCTGGTGGTCTGCTTCAGGCCGTCGAGCCAGAGCTTGTAAACATCCTCGACCCGGCCCACCTTCACGCCTATGCCGTCCTCTAGCCAGGCATCAGCCTTCCGGTTTGCCTCCCGCTGGCCTGTGCGCCCGGGAGTGCTGCTGTAAAAATACTTGCGCTGGCCGTCCTTCTGCACCGCCACTCGCCACCGGCTGTAAGCTTCCTGCCAAACGGCTGTATTCGTCCTCTTGCTCATCTGCTGCACCCCCTTCCCGCTGAATATAGGGATTCTTTCTCGCGTTGGTAAAATCGTATTCTTCTAACATAACTGTTTGGCTCAATTTTGAGCTTTCCGAAGCGTCAATGATTGTCCGTCAGTGGGTTGCGCGATTTTGCGCAGACCCCTTGACAGCGGAATTTTCCGCTCTCCCCGCCGCCTGCTGTGCTCTGCGCAGTGGGCTTTATTTTTTATCGGGATCTGTGGCTGGGAGATTATAGACAAGACCCTCTAATCGGTCTGCGAGGTCCTTTGTATATTCATCATTATCCTGATAAAGTTGCATAAGGGCTTCAAACATGGCATTGTTATAATTCTGCTTAAAACGATTTTTCAAAATCTCGATTTGCCAGTTAATAGCAGTTTCTTTGCGCCAGTCGTTTGGAAGTTTTCGAAAAGCCCAACGAGCCTTTTGCTTATCAGTTGATTCAATCCATATTGCATTCTTAGACCACTCATCGGATAATTCATCTTTACCAGAATAAGAAACCCATGTTCTTAAAAGTTCCGGCGACACATTATATTTCGCCGAAATGGAAGGAATCCACTTTTCGCGAAGCTGTAACCTAATTGAATTCAGGTCACTTGAATTCTCTGAAAGCTGATAATTTCCGTTTGCTTCATCTTCAGCAACAAGGGAAATTAACTCGTTAAAAGCTTTAAGTTCACTGCGTTCGCTAACATCTGGGTCAAGCTCTAACACAGAGGTCCCCAAAGCGGCGGCAATCTTCCGCGCCGTTTCCATATCTATTTTACTATCTCGTTTTACAGCATTGTATAGCGTTGTATATGGAATGTCAGCCCTTCGGCTCAATTCTTTTAAGGTGATTCCTCGTTCTTTTGCAATTTCTCCTATTTTTATAGCGACACCCATTTTAGAATCCCCCTTTCGATAAGAGTATACCACACAAAGAAAAAATTCTCAAATAAGTATTGACACAATCCCCAAACTGGAATATAATTGCATTGTGGAATTTACAAAATAGAATTTCACGATATAATTTTACGAAAGGAGAATATACAATGCGCTTCAATGTTGTGAGAGTAAAAACAGCTCTGCTTGTTACAGGGAAAACACAACTCGAACTCGCTCAAAGATTGGAACTGTCTCGGCGTTGGGTGGGAGCTGCCTTCAATGGACGTAACATTAGTGAAAAGACCGCTCGTCATATTGCGGACGCGCTGGGTGCTCCGCTGGATGAGCTGATAGAGAAAGGAGACTGACCGTGTATCGTTTATTCAAACGGCTGCGCGTCCGCTTCGTCGAGTGCGACCTCAAACAAAACGAGGTGGCAAAGGCCGCAGGAATGGCACCCAGCACGCTCTGCGCCCGCATGATGGGCAAGCAGCCTTTCACGACGTGGGAGATTCAGCGCGTCGCTGAGGTGCTGAACATCCCCCGGGAGCAGTACGGCGAGTTTTTCTTCGAGCCGTCGCCCAAGACAAAGGCAGGGTGATAGCTTGCCCCGGAAGTATTTCCCGTTCTATTTTACATTCCGCGAAACCGCTCAGACAATGCCGCCAAAACTCCGTGCTACCTTCTACGAAGCCATCATCGAATACGGAACAACTGGCAAAGAGCCGACGCTGCCAAAGAGCATTGTGGGCTATTGGCCGTTAGTAAAGCCTATGCTGGACGCTGCCAAGTCACATTATGATGCTGGAACAAATGGCGGCAGACCGTCTAAAAATGATTCTTTTGGTTTTCCTGACTCCGAAACCAATGGTTTACATAAGGAGAAGGAGAAAGAAAAGGATAACGAGAAGGTAAAAGAAAAAAGAGAAGGAGAAGAGCAGCGCCCGACCGCGCCGCCAACCGCCTATGCGCCCATGCAGGGCGCTAGGGGCGGCATGGCGTCGCTAGGTAGTGCTTTAGACAATGGCGACAGGGACGCGGCAACGGAAGCAGCACGACAGAAATTTTTGAACAGCATAAAGCGCCCGGAGTGGGCTGCTGCTAATGCAGCCCCACCGGACGCAGTAAGAGAGGATGATAAACTTTGACTTGGGACGAACTGAAACAGATTCGAGTGCGAGAGTACAACCGCCCAGACGGAAGCCCCTGCCCGGTCTGCAATGGCAGCGGCCACGTTATGGACATCTGGTCAAATGACGAGCATTTCCACGGCTTACTGACCATCTGCCCGGAGTGTGGCTCTGTTCGAGTACAGGAGGACAATGCACGCAGGGCGGGCAATGCGCCCCGCTACGGCGATTACATGGACAACGAAGCATGGCAGCGCACGCTCCACCGCAAGGCCGGAGAATTTGCCCAGCGCCCCGCTGGATGCTTCTACATCGGCGGCCAGACTGCCACCGGCAAGAGCCACCTCTGCAGTAAAATTTATTACCACCTCATGGCCAACGGCTCTAGCGGCCTGAACTTCCAGCCGTGGAAGAGCTTTGCACGGCGCAGCTCCAAGGACTGGCAGCTCATCGAGACGGCCAAGGGCTGCAATGTGTTGTGGCTGGATGGCTTTTTGGACGTCGTGAGCAGCAGGGGAATGCCCAGCGCGACCGATCTTGACCGGGCCTTAGAAGTCATCGACGCCCGGTGCAGCAGCGGGAAAATCACAATCATTTCTAGTTGCTGGACGCCGGAACGGCTTGAGGACATCGCCCCACCGATTGCAAGCCGCATCGAACAAGCCAGCGGGAACGGCCAGTATTTTCTTGCCGTCCCGGATGGCCGGGAAAACCGCTGGAAGTGTCCGGCGTGAGGGGGTGATTTTGTGAACGACACGCAGGTAAACCGCGACCGCTATGTTGAGGTAATCGTGGAACTGCTGAAAAAGGCCAGCGTTGAGAAGCTTGACCTTGTTTGGACTTTTGCGAAGGGCATTATCCGCTGAACCAACGGCAACCCGGCCTAGTCTGGCCGTGTTAATATTTTTTGAGTGGCCTGTAAGGCCAGAAAGGACAGAACAATGAAGAACTTTTTTAACACCACCGACATTGACACCATCAGCGAGAGCTTGAACGGCGAGAAGCTGCTGAACGCATCCCGCGATGCAAAGGGCAACACCCTGCTGACCTTTGAGAGCGCCTATGAGGGCTACTCTGATCTGCTGACCATCATGCCGGACGGCTCTGTGATCGGCACATTCATCTGTGACGAGGAGCAGCGGCCCCAGACCGTCAACGACAACCCGACCATGACGGACGTGGCCACGCTGCTGGAAGACAAGAAGCTGAGCCTTATGTGCAGCACCAGCGGCATGGAAGCAGAGGATCCCAGCGAGGGCATGGAGCTGACTTTCCTTGACTACAAGGGCAAGAACCCTGACACCCTGCTCCGCATCACTCCCGCACTGGCTGACGGCACGCCCATCATCAAGGTGGAAACCCAGAGCCTGAACCAGCAGTAAGCCAAGACCGCCGACAAACAACGAAGCCGCCTTTCCCTGCGCCAACAGGGACGGGCGGCAAATGGCGGGACAACGCATTGCAGTAATGTTTCCCGCCCTCATTTTAGCAGAAAGAAGAGGGATTTTCAATGTTTGGTTACACCGCTTATCAATTTTCTTGTGTCGCCCCTGTGGCGCTGATGTTCTTCGTGGGTGCCGCTGTGATGTGGTTCAGCGGCATCCGGTAAGGGGGTGTGCAACATGACGAGAGAAGAATCTTTAGAAGCCCTGTGCGTGGCTTTTGAGAAGCTGGACGAGGACGAACAGCGAGGGATGATCCGGCTTATTGAGCAGATGAAGCGTGCCCATACTTTTGGTCTGGACGTCCGTTTTGACGAGCACACTTTCACTTTCTTTATCGCAGATGCAACGACCAACACCGTTGTTGCTCCGCCGCCGATGAATATTCCTACTGTGGAAGCATGGCTGGACGACTACGAGAAGGAAGCAGCCGAAGAATGACATTGCAAGGAGATATTCTTGCAGTTAAGTCCGTTTTATGGTACAATATGAGCGTAGTACAGACGCTCTTTCAGACCATTACAAAGAGTAAATTTTAACTGTGGTGCGTTGAGTACATAGCGCCACCCCCCACCCCTGAGAGCGTATGACGGCCCAGCAAGCCGCTGTGCGCTCTTTTTATTTGCCGGAGGTCATTCGATACCATGAAGAAAAGGCTCAAGAAATGCCCTGTCTGTGGGGCTGTGATGTACCAGTTTGCACCGGGAATCCGCTGTCTTGACTGCGAGATGAAGCAAGCCCAGGATGAACGGGAGCGAAACCGCGTGAAAACTCTGGCGTGGGCTGCATATCATCTGGAACACGGCGAACGGCTGTCACTGGGTGAAGTGGCCGCTATGGCTGACGCTATGGGCATGAGCTACGGCGCATACAGTTTACAGTTGTCCCAGCAGAAACGCAATGTAGCAACAAATTGACATTGTATAGCATTATATTTGCATTTTACAACGCAATGTGGTATACTGAGCATAGCAGGCGGCTTATAGCGCCGTCCGGCTCCTGACTGCTCTTTGCTGCACGGTCTGGCTGTGGGTGTGCCATGACCCACGATCAGAGCGCCCAGCATTGCAGGAGCGGACATACCCCTTGCACTGGGCTTTTCCTTTCCCCGGTGCACCATGCGCGGCATAAGGTTTGCCGCCTGCTGCTTTTTACGTCTACTCATACGGAAAATGAGGTGCTATCAATGGAAAATCCCAACCCTACCCCCAGCGCCGCCCAGCAGGCCGAAAATAACGGCTCTGAGCGGATGTTTAGCCAAGACGAAGTAAACACCATCATTGCAGATCGGCTTGCCCGTGAGCGCTCCAAGAGTGCCGAGCGCGTGGGCGACCTTGACGCACGAGAAAAAGACCTGAAAGCCCGCGAGGAAGCGTTGGAAGCCAAAAGCCAACGTTTCAACCAGTGGGAAGCCCGGGAAGCCTGCAAGCAGTATCTGGCTGATAACCATATCAGCGCGGCGCTGCTGGATAAGCTGGACACCAGCGACCCGGAAGCGTTCAAGACCGCTGTAAAGGCGGTGCAGAGCGTCACCGGCAACGGGTACACCGTCACTAAGACGACCACCGGCGCAAAGGTGGACACCCCGCCGATGTGGCTTTCTCAGGGCAAAGATAAAGACGCTGAGTTAAAGCGGGCTTTCGGTCTGAACAACTGAAAGAGGATCTATAAATGGCTATTGAGTTAGCGACCCAGTTCCAGGCATATACAGACGAACAGTTTTACTCCGAGAGCAAAACCAGCCTTGTGACGAACAAGGATTTCAGCTTTGACGGCGCAAAGACCATCAAGCTGTATAAGATGCAGTCCACCGAGATGGAGGACTTCAACCGAAACGGCCCCATTCTGGAGGGGAACAAGTCTCAGTATGGCACGATCAGCACCCTGCAAGCTGCCACCGAGACATTCACGATCAACAAAGATCGTTCGTTCACTTTCGAGGTGGACAAAATGGACACGGACGAAACCAAGATGCAGGTTGCGGCAGCCAGCGCTCTGGCACGCCAGCAGCGTGAAAAGGTGTTCCCGGAGATCGACGCCTACGTTTACAGTGTGATGGCAGCAAATGCAGGCATTAAGCCGGAAGCCGCAGCCCTGACCGCTGAAAGCATCTATACGCAGATCATCACCGCGAATGCCCAGATGGATGATGCAGAGGTACCCGCATCTGACCGCGTGCTCATTCTGACCCCGACCACCTACACGCTCCTGAAGCAGTCCAAGGCCACCTTCGACAATCAGGACATTGGTGCAGAACTGCGCAAAAAGGGCGTTATCGCCCAGCTGGACGGCCTGAACGTGGTCAAGATCGCGTCTAACCGCCTGCCCGCGAAGTTTGGCTTCATGATCGCGCATCCCGTGGCTACCGTGGCCCCGGTCAAACTGGCAGAGTACAAGATTCACCTTGACCCGCCTTTCCTGTCCGGCAGTCTGGTGGAGGGCCGTATTTACTACGACGCGTTTGTTCTGGAAAACAAAGCAAAGGGCATCTATTATCAGGCAATCGCCTGATATGGCATCATCTGGGCGCATGGGGCTGACCTGTGCGCCCTTTTTGTATCGAGGTGAGTATATTTGAAGATCAAACTTTCAACTCCCGCAGAGGTACGCCGCACGCTGTCCAAGATCGCAAATATGCTGCTGAATAACCAGATCGACCCGCAGCGGGCAACAGCTATCACAAATTGCTGCAACAGCGTTCTAAACTGCATCCGCATTGACGAACAGCAGAAGAAGCTGGCAGAGCTGGAAAAGCTGCTGGACGAGGTGGAAGCGAATGGAGCTTGACCGACTGGAAAAGCGCATCCGGGCACTACAGGCCCGGAAAGCGGCCAGAGCTGCCACGTTTGAGCGCGTGCAGGGCATCGACCCCACCAAGCACGAAGCGGCTGTATACCACGCTATCCACGCGGATATAGCAGCCGATGCACACACCTACTACAATCTTCCCGGTGGGCGCGGCTCCTGCAAATCGTCCTTTGTGTCGTTGGAGATCGTGGACGGCATCCAGAAAGACCCCACCGGCACCGGCTCTGCTGTGGTGTTCCGACGGTGGGGCAGCACATTGCGGGAATCCGTGTTTGCACAAATCCAGTGGGCTATTGACGCGCTGGGCGTGTCTGACCTGTGGAGCTGCACTGTGTCCCCTATGCGCTGCACCTACCTTCCTACCGGCGCACAGATCATCTTTCGAGGGCTGGACGATAACAGCAAGATCAAGTCCATCAAGCCTGCAAAGGGCTTCTTTCGGTGGGTATGGTTCGAGGAATTTTCCGAGCTGCCCGGTGAAAATTTTGTACGCTCTGTAATGCAGTCTGTAGGCCGTGGCGGCAAGCCTGTGGTGTTCCGCAGCTTCAACCCGCCTGTGTCCCTGAATAACTGGGCAAATAAGTTTGTCCAGCAGCCCAACGAGGAAGCGTTGACCCTGCACACGGATTACACCCAGGTGCCGCCTGAATGGCTGGGAGAGGTGTTTCTGAACGAAGCGCAGCGCATCCAAGCTCTGAATCCCAAAGTATACGATCATGAGTATCTGGGCATCCCTACCGGCAGCGGCGGCGAGGTGTTCACCACGCTGGAAGTGCGAGAGATCGCGGACGAAGAGCTTGCAATGCAATGCTATCGCTATGTGGGCGTTGATTTCGGCTTTGCATCTGACCCTGCCGCTGTTGTAGCGCTGTTCTATGACCGCAGCACCGAAACCATCTATTTTGCGGATGAGATTTACAAGCGCGGCCTGTCGAATGAGGCCCTTGCCGCTGAGATCAGGGCGCACAGCCTTGACCATGTGGGCGAAACTAGAAAGAACCCCATCACAGGCGCAGAAACAGCCCCGGAACAGGTTATTTATTGCGACTGCGCCGAGCCCAAGAGCATCATGGACTTGCGCACATACGGCTTGCAGGCGCGTCCCTGCACCAAGCACCCCGGCTGTGTAAACTACCGCATCAAGTGGCTGCAAAAGCGGACGCTTGTAGTTGACCCTAAACGCACACCCAACATCTACCGTGAGTTTTCACAATATGAGTACGACACGGACAAGGACGGCAATTTTCTGCCCAGTGTGCCAGACGCGGAGAACCATACAATAGACAGCGTTGCATACAGCCTTGACCGTCTTATTTTCAACAAGAACGAAGGAGCGTAAAGCTATGCTTGAACTGCATCTTATCTGCCCGTATTGCGGCAAAGACTTCCCGCGCTATGATAATGAGGTAGTGGGGGACGAGGGCGCTGGCCGTACCTGTCCCCGCTGTGGTATGCAAATGCCCGAGTGGGACTATACCGACGTCAAGAACGCTTTCCTGACCCTGTGCGACCTTGACGAGAAGATGAACCACGACAAGGAAGGTGTGCCGCTGCCGCCCGAAAAACAGGGCTGGAAAATCGAGATTAGACAGGGATAA